AAATTCTGTGCGCTGACATCAGGAACATTAAATGTAACTGTGCCTAAATCCGTGCCGTTGTTTGACACACCAAGCACATCACGGCTGCTGATATTCCTTGACGATGGCAATTTACCATCAACGCCAGGCGCAGATTGAATCCAAAAATCTGGACCAGTGCCTGGCTCAGCACTAATAATATCAAACTGTCCACGGAGATTAAATTCTAAATCATTACTGTAATATAAAGTATCTGGTGCATTTTGAGGCACAGTAAATGTAACTAACCCTTCGCCTGCTCCATTATTAGTAACTCCATCCGACCATAAATTTGTAGTGCCAAAACTTGGTTGAGTTTTGATATAAAACGCAAGATTAACAGTTTGTACTAAATTAAACACATATGTGTTGCCGCGAATAAGGGTTAATGTAGGATTGGCAACGGAATTTATAGTCCAACTACTAGTCCCTCTGTTAGTAACACGATATTCTATAGTAGCAGGTGTATTTTGTGCTATAACAAACTTATATTTGCCATTACGTACTAAAGTCAATGCTGGGTTATTTCCAGAATAATCAGTAAATGTGTACGCTCCGTTACTACGAGTAACATTAAAAGTTTGTTCAGTGGGTATTGAAGTAGGTGCAACAGTAACTAAGTCTGGTCCGTCAGGCAACCAATAATACTGAGAATAGTTATTATACTTGTCAAAATCTACAAAAGGATCCCAGGTGTAATATTCGCTTTCAAATAATCTATCTGCCTGCTCAGTAATGCCACCTTGTGTATTAAGAGCATTAATAATTCCAGGGTATGTAATAGCATCATTAATTTTTAATGTGATAGGATCAATACTTACCACACCCGGTTCTAATTGGTAATTGTTACGAGTAGCATTTGGCTCAATGACATAGCCGTCAGATGGTATTACACCAGGCCCGACTTTTCGTCCGATAAAACCTTGAGTCTGTTTGTACTTTGGTTCTTGGATTAATTGATCAAGTGTAGCTGTTAAAAACTGAGTGTTTACCGGTGTTTGGAATATTTCAGGTAAAAAATCAACAGAACGAATTTTTGCGGCCATTAAATTGCTCCACTACCAGGGGCAGTTTGTAAGTTAGTGCTAGTCAATGATTGAATAATTTCAATGTTGTTAATTGTGGCACCGTTAACAAAAATTTGATATGGAGCACATTGTATTTCATACAAATCACCAAATGATTTTTGTGGGTTAAGTGGAACTAATACAACAGAAGCCACATAAGTTCCAATTTGAGCATGAATATATGATGCTAGTTCAGAAAAATAAAAAGTCTGTCCAAAATTCCAATTAGCAATGTCAAAATACGCATTCATAGTTGATAGTACAAGATTTTGAATTTGATTATTGCTAGCATTAGTATTTGCAGCTGGCACAACTCTAATAATAGCCCGTAATGCTTCTGGAGCTTTACTTCCAAATAGTGGCAAAAATTCCACACTGTTAAGAATCATGTTATCACTGATCATTTTGTAATCTTGTAACGCAGCATACGATGTAGTTAACTCATTAATTGTGGGTGGCAAAGGTTGAGTAATAGTATTAGTTGTATCACGCTCCCATGATGAATATGCTGTATAATATGATAGTGTTACTAGATATAAATCAATAATATTTGTGCTACCAGGGTCAATTAAATTGCTTAATGCTGAGTTATGGCGATATTGAAAATACAAATCTTGTCTTCCAACTTGCGCTACCCATCCTTGAGTCAATGTTAAAGTTCTAACTCCAGACAATGCCAGCGTTAATGTGTAAAAATTATTTTCTTGATAAGCATAAAATACTTGTCCGGTTGAATATTGTTCTTTAACCAGTTGAATCTGAGATACAGTAGCATAATCATCATTTACAATACCATTTGGTTGTAATATATATCTTTCTAAATTATCAAAATCAACAGTTAATTGAAAATACACATACGGCTGTGGAATAGTTGTGCTTGAAGGAGATACTCCAACAATTTGTTGGAAAAAATCTGGATCTAATGGAATACCATTGTTATTGTAATCTTGGTAACTAACTAATACTTGATAATCATCAACTAGTCCATCACTTAATACTGGTTGACCAATAATCTTAAGTGTCACATCTGTCATTAACGGTGAATTATTATCAGGTTGACTGTTAGAACGTAATACTTTAGCAAAATCAGAAATAACAGTACCAGATCTACTGTCGTAAATTGCCTGATCAGTACCAAAGAAAAATCTTACCTCTAATACGCTGCCAAAATAATAGTTGAGACTTCGTGATTGTACAGTATATTGTGATCCATTATAAGTCGCTTGAATCATCCAACTAGCATCAAGATTGGCATTTGTTGTATTGCCAGCATATGCTTGGCTCCATGTGGCATCTATGGCCAAATTGGCAGAAGTTATGATATACCATGAGTATGCCGTTCCAGTAATTGCGCCTGTGCTATCATATCCTAATCCAAAATTTTGTTTTAGATAAATTTGATTAAGAATAGATTGCTGAGTTTCTGAGTTAAACTTAGTGATTAACATTGGAATAACATCTACTGGAATTGCACCAGTTGGAACATATGTATTCAATACAACTGGCCCAGTTCCATCTATTAAATTGCCTAGCCCATCGTTAGTTCCATCTCCATCAATTGCAGTTGGACTAGCCCAAATTACTAGATGATCACCAGCTTCCGTTGGAATACCTGGTTTCAATTCATTTTTAGAATCAAAGTAATATCCAGATGGTGGAACAAATTTAATCAACGCTGTTTCATCAATAAAAAATGCGTTATTGCTTACTGTTGAGCCAACTGGTACCGGAACACCACTGCTATTTTGAAAATAGCCAGTAGTTTCATTTACTATAGTCGTGCTTTCATACCAACTATAATTTAAATTTGTTAAACTTGGTCGCGGAAAATAAGCATTATAAAATTGTCTAAATGTTTCCTGCGACAATACAGGAGTAATATCATTCAAAATAACATTATTAATGTCATTATTAGTTTGAAACGTAAATGTAAAAGCAGGCGTACTATTAATATACCACAATGCTCCATCCGATCCAAACACATTTGTAGATGAATATTTACCAGTAGGATCAACCAAATCTAAGTATCTGCTAGTTCCAATTGAACTACGATTAAGCGCAGCACTTTTAATAATAGAATTGTTTGTTGTAAATGGAAAATTAGTATAATCTTCTCCATTAACCATACGGTTTTGTGTATAATAACGGGCAGGAGCACGTTGCTTAATCTGATCTATAGTTTCACGAGCAGCAGCGTTAGTAACAGGTGAAGTAATTCCACATGTAAATGTAAGAGTTTCAATCTGACCACTACGACTTACGTATGATATAGGAATTTGCACAGACTGCATATTTTCTGTATTAATAATATACTGTAATCCGTTTGATGATCTTACATAGTTACGAAATTGACCAACAGGAATAGTAGCAAACACATTATCACCAAATACTAACGTAATTTGATCATTAGTTCTACTAGTAACAGAGTATACATCACGAAGATTAGGAGTCATTTGCTCAACTGCAGCTTCATAAATTGAAGGAACTTTTGTCCAAATTTTGTTAACGCTACCTACGTTATCAAGCTGATATAACCAAACGTCAGTTTGATTAACACCTTCAATATTAATATTAACTGTACGATTTGATATTTGCTCTAGTAAATTAAAATCTTGATTTTGTAATGTACCTTGTTTAAAATAAAAGAAAAACCCGGTATTAGCAGACTGGTATCCCATCTGATCATTACGATATAAAATATTAAACTGCCCGTTTGGCAATGGAGGCGGCTCATATATATAAGTTTCAGCAAGTGATGTAGCATTAACTACCTCAAATGGCATATTAACTCCATTAACAGTTGCAGTGAACGGCACAACTGGTAGATAACCGGGAACTAAGTTAATAGTATATTCACTTGTATCTACGCCTAGTATAACTTGCTCATTGCCTGGTGAACCAACAAACTGAGTGTCAAGTAATGATGCATTAAGAATAGCCGTAAATTGTTCTTGCCAATCAAAATTACTAGGGTCAGCCCAGTTAACGTTTACATTAGCTAAATTTAATCCATTGTAATCTGTTACATTTTCAGTAGTTTGAATTGAAAATACCTTAAGATAACCGTTAGCCTCTGTATTACGTTCAGGATTATAAGAAACTAAATTTGCAAGTTTAATAACGCTATCTCTGCGCTCTGCTGTATCAATGTAATTTTCACGAGTATTTAAATCTGTACGGAATGCTAATGATTGGCCCATAAACGCCATTACATCCAGTAATGCTATGAATTCTGAAGATTCAATGTAGTCGTTGAATGTCTCAGGATAGTATTGACGCAAGTAATCTATAAAACTCTTTCGTAAGGTCTCAAAATCGTAGCTTTGGAAATTTCCTTCACTGTAGGTTTGATAGATTTTTTTCCAATCTTCAACTCCAAATAATACGGTTTGTCTTGTAGTCTTTGCCATAGCCTTTCCAATGTTACAGTATTTATACTTCTAATAATGTGTGTACATTATGTTAGACGTAACTGGCAGATCGTGAATTTTCGTCAAAGAAAATAGATAATATCTCTGCAGAAGTGGTTGCTACTGTCTGTAGATTAAGCTCAAGTAATATGCCATTAGCTTGTGGATACATGACAATATTGTTAAGATATAATCTAGGATCTCCAGCAATTACTCGCTGAACTTCGTCATAAATTGCTGTTTGCAAATCTACGCTTTGATTTTCAAATAAAAATGTCCATAAAATTGTACCGTATCCAGGTCTACCCACCAGTTCACCTTGTCTGATGTTAAATGCGTTAAGTAAATCTTGTTTTATTAGTTCATAATCAACTAATACAAAATTTTTGTTTTGGTTAACAGTAGAAAATCCAACAAATGTAGCCATAATGTGTATTTATCTTAGAATATTAACTGGTCTATTGCCAATAACTTGAGTTGCTGATTGTGCTTGTGCTAGAATTCTAGTTGCAGCACTAATGTCAGCGGAAATTCCTAAACTTTTTATTGATGGAAGAGCATACATAGGAGAAGCAATAAGTGCTGATCCAATAACACGAGTCACAGCAGCATCAAGAGTAGATCTATTAACTGTATTACTGAATGCAGCTGCTGGTTGTATTCTAGATATTAATCCACTCAATGAAAAATTACTAAAACTTGAAGCAAATTGTGCTGCTTTAGCAATAGTGTTAACTACTGTATTGATC